CATTAGCTAAATTATTTTTACCCCAATCTTCACCCATTGAATGTCTAGGTAAAGCATTTTGGTCAAACATAATTACAGTACCTAACTCATCTACTAATATATCTGCAATTTGGTTATTAACAATATTATATCCAATTTGAAAAGGTTTCATTAAATCCACCATAGATACTGAACGTGTATTTCTATCAGAAAATACTGCTCCTTCTACAGGAGGTTTACAACCATATAATGTTGTATCACCTTTAAACTGAAAAGGAATTCTACCAGGTTTACCTCCATTTAATCCTAAGTATATTGGATTAAATCCACCAGGATTATTCATACCCCAGAATGAAGGTCTATTTGGACCCACTTTAATTCCACCCCAAGTTTCATTAATCCAAATCCAATCAATATGTTCTCCAAATACTAATGTATCTTTTGATTTTTCTTTATATAATGTAGTATCATATAAAGCTTTATCTGTAATTTTATAATCTTCAGATACAATATCTTGTACTAATTCACCTAATTCAGTAATTTTAGTTAAATGACCCACTCTAATTTGTGACTTCCAATATACTGTAGTACATCTTAATAAATGAGCATTACCCCAATCTAACATGTCTTCAGATTCATTTAATATAGATTGTACAACATCTCCACTCCAACGGGTGTTGTCATATGTACTCATAAACTGTCTGTAACCAAGACTAGGCATTTCTGTATTCCAATCATGACTTCTTGTAGGATCATAATAAGAACCGTCATTTTGCATACCAGGAATAGCATATCCAGCAGATCTTACTGGAAATATAACCTCCAATGCTTTTAATTGTTCTTCATTCATCATCCAACCATACTTATCAATAACATCAGCTACAGTTAATAAGTCCATCATACCTACCCAATGTGATTCTGATATATATCTTGCTGAAGGAGATTTATGATAAAATACTTGTACAGGGTTCCATAATTCAATTTCATAATCATCATCCATCATTCTAAAATGCCAGAATTCCCTATCAGTAATAAGCATATCCCTAAAAGCTCTTTCTTCTAATTCATCAATGTGGAATCTTTCTGTATCTACAGCATGTTGGTGAGTAGCCCAATCTTCATATACATTTCTATAATCTTTTGTAAAAAAGTTTTGGATTTCCGGTAATGACTTTAATTTTTGTGGAGCCATTTCTGCTTGAAATTCTTCAGATTGTGGATCCATTCCCATAGTAACAAGTTTTTCAACCATTTTAGATTGAGCTTGTTGCATAAGAACTTGTTCTATCATGTTCTTTTTTTCTTCTAACATTTCATTATAAGAAAGTTCATCAACAGTTCTAAACATTATTTTAGATGAACGTTTGCTAAATTCAGAACATAATACATTAATTACATTAGGTATAATAGGGTAGAATTTAAGTTCTAAAGCAGTTTTATCTTCTCTAGTTAATATATCAATAAGTTCTCCATTAGGATTTTCTTCATCTATAATATAATCCCTTTTATCAATTATTCCTTTAGCTAATTTATAATTTTTTAATAAACGTACAGCATTACGTCTAAGCTGTCTTACACCTTGCCATTCAAGCCAATCTAAATTCCATGCTCTCCATTCATCATCTTTTTCAGAACTAGGTAAAAATTGTACAGGTTGCATTAAGCTACCCATCTTGTTATATTCCGTTTTTTTACCTTTTTTTAAATCAAGGGCATTATATACATTCATTATTTTATATTTTTAAATAGATTTCTTTTTACATTTATAGAAGTTAAACCTGTAGAGTTTACACCCATATGTCTAAAGGGAGTTCTTACAGATAATTTACTTAATTTTTGTGGATTTTCCAACTTATCATTTTTAATTTCAATTCTGGTAACCCTTCCTCTGTTGTTTTGTTGTACTTGTGCAAAGGCTACTAATGCACAAAATGAAACTAATCTATCCACATTTAAACCTGGTTGATACTGTCTCATTTCTTCAAGTAGCATTGGATCAGGTATTCTTTCTACTCCAAAGTTTATTTTTATTACATCACCATTTTCAGCAGTTTGTACATCAATTTCTTCTTGTAAAAATTGTATACCATAAGATATTAAATGGGTTTTAAATAATGTACCTGTATTTTTCCAACCATAAGTTGCAAATACAGAAGCATTAGATGATAATTCTTTTAAGAAAGGTATTTGATCTTTTGGTACTAAATACTTTTGTTTTCTTTTACTAATCATGTATTGAATAAAAAGACTAACATTATTCTCCACTATAGTCCAAGCATTATACCATTCAATTATAAGTTCTAGTCTTTCATGTGTTTTTTGTAAATCATCAAACCTTCCACACCATGATGCAACTATACCATCCCTTTCTAAATTAGTTTTTAAGTTACCATTTCCTTCATCTTTTACCACTTCTGTAGGATTTTTATACACATAAATACTACATAATGAATCTGATGTAGTTGTTTTACCTTCACCTACAGGGTCAATAGATGCATAATATGTTCCCCATGGACTATTAGGAACAGGTTTTTCATATACACATACAACCCCTGTTTTATCTTCCATTGTTTTATCAACAGGAAATTTTTTTATAGGGGATTTATTAGTTTTTTTAACTACAATTTTATTTTCTGCATCATACTCCAATGTAACATATTCTATAGAATATTGATTTTCTTCTATACGTTTTAACTGATGAGAAATTAAATGTGGAGGAAATACAGATTCTTTTCTTGTAGCAAATGCTTCTGCTATATTAGTTGGTTTTTGTGAAATACGTAACTGATACTGTTCAGGGGATAAATCTTTTTTCCACTGTTTACGTTCTTCTACAATAGCAGCTAAAGCATCTTCTACTAAAGAATTTCCATATTTATCAATACATGGTGGCATATTCCATTGTTCTGGTATAAACAATCCTGATTCACCAATAGTTTTATTTTCATCTATTAAAGTTGTCTTAACAGATAACATCCCATATTTGTTAGGATGTAGTATCATTTCTTTTAAAGCAGAACATTGTTCAAGATCACCCACTGATCCAGCAGCTATAAATGTACCTGTAGTTATCATACCAGATTGTAAGGCCGGTCTAATAAACTCATATGTATCCATCATTTTAGGAGCAATACCTGCTTCCTCATGGAAGAAGTAATGACAAGGACCCCCTACTGAATTACTTGGATCTTTTTCAAAAGATGTTCCTGTAATAATACTTTTGTTTCCTTTGTAAGAATCCCTACCTCCAGTTCTAACTTTAATTCTTTGTTGCCATGAAAATACCTTATCAGGTTCAGAAGGTCTGTACCATGCAGTATGTTCATTTAAGAAATTTCTGTATTCATTTAACATCCTCCAAGAACCTTTTTCAGATATATAATCTTTAAGACTTGCACCTAATTTTAATACAGATCCTTCATTAAACCAATAAGCATTAATTATTTTAGCAATATGAAAATAACTAGAACCAAACTGACGTTTTTTTAATACAGGACAATGTTTATAAGTTAATTCAGCAATACATTCATATAATGCCATATGGTATTGACCATCCCAAACTTCAGGGAAAGTAAACTGTTTTTTTAATTTATCATATATTGGAAGAAAGTTAATCCACATATAATAATCTCTGGTCAAATACCATGTGCTATTATTTGATTTAAATATAACCCCATAAACAGATTTTGCTTTTTGATCATCCCAATAAGCTATAAAATCTTTACTTCTAAAAGGAGCATTACAATAATATCCATTTTTTTGAAAATTTCTACCTTCACTGTTAAACAAAAAACTTGTTTCATCAAAAGAATATCCTTTATCAGGACCTGCTTCTTTAAATATAGATATTACAAAATCCCTATATTCTTCTCTTGAATTAAAAACAGTAGAAGTCCAGACACCATTATCATAAGTAGGAATATTATAAATGCTGTTTTTCATTCTTTTTAATTTCTTTTAATAACTTTGAAAAACTGGTATTGGTGTAAACGTTTGTGTAAATTCCGTTAAAATAGTCTTGTAGGTACTCTCGTAAAAAACCGGACCATATATTTGTGTATGGGTTATAGTGAAATAACCATTGCTGTAAGTGTTCATCATTTATTACCATATTATTGCAATTTCTCTTTCTGCAACCATCATTTTTACTGACAAATCATCTAATTCAATTAGATCTGCTGATTGTAAAGAACTAGATGGTACATATACTTTATCTCCAACATTAACTGTTGTTACATCAGATCCAATAGCATAAACTTCTAGATGTGTCCATTTTTTCATCATATCTCTTTCTAATGCTTCTTCCATATCAGGAGATAATACAATTGTTGATTCTGGTTTTACTGGTTTTGTAAGCAAAACTCTTGTTCCAATTAACTTTTTCATTTTTTTTATTTTTAGTTTTAATTAATATTATTGATCATAACTTAGACGTTGTCCACCTCTAACTGTAGATTTTTGTTCTTCTTCTAAATCTTTTAATGTTCCTTTAAAAGATTGTCTTATTGCTTCATATTTAGAAGCTGCATTAATTAATGCTGTAATATTACCATCCCTACCATGTTCTATTTCTGTAGTTTCCATATACTTTGCCAATCTGTCTAACATAGCTTTAATACCCATGTATGCTCTTACAGTTGGTGTTTCATATAATTTTTGTGTAATTTCTAAAGCATTAATTATTAATTCATCATCTGATTCAAATTCTCCCCCTACTTCCCTTCTAATTAATTCTTCTTTATCTACCTCTGGTACATCAAAAAAAGGATTAAGTTCTGGATTAGGACATGATAAATAAAATATATATGCAAATATATTTAAATATTCATTAGGATATTGATCCATTATGTTCTTATAACAAAGCATTGTATAACAATGTTCTGTAGGTATTACTTTTCCGTTTTGTATGTCAAATATCTTCACCATAATTATATATTTAAAAAGCTTGTAACATCATCTTCATCATTAATTAATTCTATTAAATAATCCCCCGGTATTAAATGAATAGGAGTAAATCTAATATTTGTAACATATAAATCATCTACACCATCTGTAACATGGTTATTTAAATATTTATTTGTTACATCTTTTATAGACATAGTTTCATCATTCTTTATTGACCACTGATTTTTTTCTTTAATGATAGGGGTTACGTTATGCTTTTCCATTTTTTTTATCTTTTAAATAATTTATAATTGTTATAACTTCTTGTTTCATATAAGGTACAGCATATTGTACTATTTCTTTTACAATAGGATTACCTTGATCATCTATTGCTGTTATAGGATTACCATGTTTATCTTCACCAACTTTTTCAAATACAATATGATGTAAACTCATTTCATCTGCTTTGTATAATGGGTTGTGCTTTAATATCATGTACATGTATATACTTAACTGTAAAGCATAATGATTAAAATTACAATCATCTAAATGACTAAGCGGTGCTGCCATCTTTTGACTTCTACCATTATAATCTACAAATGATTCTTTTTTTATTTCTTTATTGGTTTTATAATCAATTATTTTAACCTTTTTATTTACCACTTCTACTAAATCAGATTGACCACATATACCAACAGATTTTAAATACATCATATGTTCAGGGTAAATACCTTCTGTTAGTTTTTGACTTGGTGCAATTTTAGTACCATCAATGTTTACATTTGGTATATAAATTGGTACATTAATACCTTCTCTACCAATATGTTGTAGTCCACATAAATCTGCTTCACGTTGATTATGATAGTATGTACCTAAATCAGTTGCTCTTTTAGATTCAGCTTTCCAAGCATCTTCTATTTCCTCTGGTTTCATTCCATACCATTTTGATTTTTTAGATCTACTTACTTTTAAAGCTGTAGCCTTTGAATCAAAAGGTTTTTTAAATTTTGAAATAACAGTTGTTACAGATTTCCATTCTATATTAGACCCATCTAATGAGATATACTCATGGGTTTCTGGTTTAAATTTTAATACATCCATGTTATAATTGTTGGTTTAATATATCTTCCTCTTTATCAGTTAATATAGCTTTCCATTTAGGAATAGGAAGAGGACATCCTGAACTTAATGCTCTTGTTTTTAATGCTAAGCTGCAACCACAACCCCCAGTGTTTTGATTACAACACGGGCCTGTTCCTATTACAAGACAACCTGCATCATCAGTAGTGTAATTACTACATGATTTGCATACATTCATTCTACCATTAGCAATCATTTCAACATGTTCTTTTTTAAACATATTGTTTTTAATACCTTCTAGTATTTGTTTTCTATTTTTAAATATTTGTCTTAACATTTTTCTTATGTAGTTTTATAAAGTTTTTTCTTTGCATTTCTGAAACATATTCTTTTTGTAGGTTTTCTAGCAATCGTAACTTATCTTCAGCTGTATTAATAATATATTGCTTCCGTACAGATATATCAGAGGATTTCATTTTAGCTAATATATTAGTAAATTTTTCAATTTCTTTATCAATTAGCCAATATTTTATCTTAAATGTTCCAAAGTTAGCTATATGCACATAAGGATATTTTAATTCTGATAAGGAAGTTCTTACATCTTTCCAATATGTTTTAATTATTTCATTAACAACATCTGTAGACAAGTTGGTTTCATTTGCTACAGATGCTATTAAATCTTTAGATTTGATTGGGTTCAACTGATAAAAAATTATAGTTTAATAATATGTTTCCTTCTGTAATTAATTCTAAACTAGGATTGATAAAAATTTTCTTTTTATTTTTTCCTTCCTTGATTAAGATGTTTTTCTTTTCAAGTTTGTTTAAAGAATTTCTTACACTTTGTGCTGTTTTAAATATTTTTAACTCACATGCTTTTTTACAAAATACATGTAATTCGGTGTAATTGCTTGTAACTAATAATAACATACATTCAGCATCTGCTTCTGATAGTACTATATTATTTAAAAAACAATATGTAAAAATTTGAAATTTAATAATTTCATTTCTAGACATGACACCTTTCTTTTTTATTTGGTTTACTTGTGCCATCTTACAATATTATTTTTTTAATGTTCTTTTCTTAGCAGGAGCTTCTTCCTCTTGCATAACAGCTTCTTTAGGAACACCTACTACATCACCAGCTTTAAAACCTTGTTCAACAAGATCTGGGTTTGCTTGTAAATCTTCTTCTGTAAGAGTATGTTCTGTTAATTCAGGGGATGGCTGATTATTCTGTTGAGGATTAGATATTTGTGCAACAGTGTACATTGCTTTCATGTATTCTGCTTTTGAAACAGCAATCTTAGTATCTAATTCCTGTAACTTTAATTGAACTTCTTTAAATTCAATTTGTTCATTCATCCAAGTAATTACTTTTGCTTTATCAAAAGTTTCATTTGTTTCTTGTGTTTGTGTTGTTTCTGTGTTCATGTTAAATTATTTTATAATGCAAATATATCTATTAAGTTTAAACCTAACAAATTTATTTTACATTAACTATAATTTAACACAAACAAACATGTCCTTCACAATCAGGACAACAACCAATGCATATTATTATTTCCTTCATATATATAATATACACTGGTTTTTTACAAAATCCAAATAACATTTATATAACTATTAAATCAAAAAATTATCCTTAAATTCTTTAATGTATTACAAACATTGAATTTAGGATTATATTTTTTCTTTTTACTCCACTTTTTCTTTTTGTTTGTAATTTATTTTTTTCTACAATTACAATATTCCCCCAACTTATCCAGTAGTAATAACCCCTGCATACTTACATGTAGATATAATTTTTTTTATAAAAATTTTACGGCTAAAAAAATTTAATGTGTTTGAGGATGTTGTTACCTTTCCCATCAACCAGCCCTACCCTAAGATTGGTGGCAATGATGCCCGGTTAAAAAAATATAATATGAAAAAAGTAAAATTAGTAGAAAAAAATCTACGCACGGCAATGGGTACTTTAGAAGATGGTGCCCAAATTTGGTTTAGTAAAACAAATTCATCTTGGTATGATTATGGTATTGCTAACAGAACTGTTGGAGAAGAATTCCAAGTTAACATTGCTATGAGTAATAAAGGTAATGCATACGTTGAAAGACTTAATGCAGATAAATTTATTGCAGAAATGAACATTGAAGCAGCAATGGCTAGAAATTTAATGCTCACAAAACAAATTGCTTCCCTTTAAGGGAAGTAATTTTTTATATATATAATTAATTTAAATTCATCTAATTATATATATATGCATTTATTTATCTTTAAAAAACTTATTATGAAAAGATTTAGCTTCAAAACATTGTTCTTCAAAACTGTACTATTATTTAAACAATGGTATGCACACATTACTAATTACTTTAAAGACTTATCTGTATTTAAAACTGTTAGTGATATTAAAGGAGGATTCTTTTATACTGTTAAATATAGTATAAGATAAACATTTAGCTTCTAACTTATTGATATTCAGTAGGTTAGAAGCTAATTTTATTTAATTGTGAGGCATGTTGTAAGGGACAGAAAACAGTCAAACACATCCTTCATATTAAAAAAATGTTATTCTTCCACAAAAAAAACTTGCGGCATTAAATAGCTATAGACTGAAATGTTCCTTTACACAGTCTTTAAATAAATGTATAAATACAAGGAGTGCATGGTAGCTCAAACTCAAAAAAAATATAAATTATGACATTTACAGAAACAATTCAAGCTCAAACAAATCTTAAAATAGTTTTAAGTTTGTTATTACCAGTTCAAATGTATCAAGAACATATTTGGAAAGATTGGTTAAGTGGGGAAGAAAAATTTGCTTTTATATCAAAACCTTTTTTAGCTGCTGAAATTTATGAAAATAATAAATATACAGGATTACTAACAAATAAACAAATAAAAGAACATTTGAACTTAGATATATCTGATGAAAAAGAAAGTTTAAGAAATAAAGCTTTAGCTTATTTAAAAACTAGAACTTCAACAGATGAATATAATCAAATGATGTATAAGCAACATATATCACACTTAGAAAACTAAAACTTTGATTTCAGGGGAGATTACTTCAAACCTGATTTTTTTTCAAATTCAAAAAACATTAAAAATGGCAACATTAGATAAAAAAACAAAAAAACAAGTGCTTATACCTACACAAGATTCTAAATATCCTTTTGTATTTAAATTACAAGATGATGCAGGATTTGATGAATATTGGTTAATAAAAGCAGATGGAACATTAACAGGTGATAGATTTTTATATAAAGAAAAAGAAACCTATCCTCAATTTCTATCAAATATTTAAACATTTTTAATTTCAGGGGAGATAGTATCAATCCTGACTTATTTCTTAAACCCAAAAAAAAAATATAAATTATGACAAACTTATTTGAACAATCAAAAGAAATTACATCATTAGAATATATGGATTTAGAAACTCCTATATTTAAAGGCCAATCAAAAGTTGATAAAAATAATGGTTATTGGATGATATTTGAAAACAATGGTATATTATATAAAATTTATAATAAACTTGAATATTAAAAGATAGCACTTTTTATTTCCTAAAAGGATATCAGTATTTGGACTTCGGAGACCATTAAGACGAACCTGTTACGTCATACTGAATCCTAATGGATTTATTTCTTAAACTCAAAAAACATATATAAAATGGTACGTAAATACATTGGAACAAGTCTTAGCTTTTGTATGCAAGACATCCTTAAAGGAAATGTAAGCATTGATGAAATTTCTGCTATTGTTACTTCAACTGCATTTAAATCATCTGAAGAAGCCTTCAAAAACTACTATAGTGGTTATTGGAGTAATTTTGATGGTGTTACAGTTAAAATGATACTTGATGAATTGTGGCCACTTGTATGTCAACCAAGACTACAAGTAGGTATGACAGAACACAGAGGTCATTATGTAGGACAAGGTTTTTGGTTAAATACTCAAACAGGTGAGTATACTAAACATTTATCTTAACATTCTTTGGTTCAAAGAGGAGGGATGACCCACCCTTTGAATTTTTAATTACAACAAAAAACTTAATAACTTTTCAAGTTGTTGAGGACACCAGTTTCTTTGATAAGAAATAACAGTTGATGAAGAGCAAGTACTCATCAAAGCATATAATATTAAGAATGTAGTGATATAAGGGCTGGAATACAAGCTTTCCTTAAATGAAATCTTTCTACTATGTATCTTAATATGTGATGTGCTATATATTAAAGTTTTAGGTGTAAAACACAAAAATATTAACTAAAATCCCTTTGTCAGGGTTAAAAGACTACAATAATTATGTATAAAGTATATAGATTAACTGCTTTTTATAACATAGAACCTGTTGGACCACAAGTTATTTATTCTACTAAAGAAAAAGCTTTAGATTATTTAAAGACTTTTATTGTAGATACAACAGATGATACTACATGTTGTATTACTATGTGTGGTGTTACAGGTTTTAGTTTTCCTAATAATTTTCATACTTGTGAAACTTTATTTACTAAAGGATTACCTAATGATTTTAAAAGACCTGAAAATGAAACACAAAATACATGGGATAAACCTAGATTAGATTATTTCATAGTAAAAGAAGAAATTGTTTAAACACATTTTAGTAAACCGAACAGTTGCACAGCTTAGTAGGTTTATTTTATTTATTAACTTAAAAACTCAAAAAAATGATAAACTTAACAAAAAACACAACAAACAACGCAATAATGTCATTGAACCTATATAAAGAAGGTTCTACTTGGAAATTTGATGATGAAACTAATAACATAGTAGCAGAACCATTTGTCTTAGGAATGTCAGAAATGATTGATTATTATGTAAATGATAGTAAAATTAAAAATACTACCATAATATTTAGTCATAATAAATTTCCTAAATGTCAAGAATTAAATCTTATTGAAGAAGAATCAGATGGTGGTTGGTATTTAGACTTTAATTCTTATATGATAGGATGGTTATGTCCTGTAACTAGAATTTATATGAAAGATATTCCTAAAAGTATTTATTTTTCAGTACAAAATCCTTCTTCTAAAAAATCTTTCTTTAGTTTTTTAAAATCTTTATTTAAATAATTCAATTTAAACTCAAAAAAAAATATTTAATTATGGAAACAAAATTCATTGAAGGAACTAATGAACAATATTCTATTAGAGAAAATGGTGTTGTTACAAGACATTATTATTACCATCCACTTCATAAAACTTTAATTATTAAAGATAAAATAATGGCTGTTGGTAAAAAAAATAGATGTTATATTACAATAAATGAAAAAAACGTAGCTTTTAATGTTATTAAAAAAGCAAAATATTATTTTCCACCTAAAGAAAAAATATGTATAAAATGCAAACAAATAAAAAAAGTTTCTGAATTTACAATTGATAATGGATATTCTAGAAATGTTTGTAAAAAATGTAAAACCCTTCTTTATGGTGGTTCTGTTTATTTAAATAAAAGTTATATTTCTGGTCTTTTAAATATTTCTATAAATGAATTATCTGATGATTTATATGATTATACAAAATCACTTTTAAAAGTTAAAAGAGAACTTGCTAAAAAAACAGGAAAAAATATTTGTTGTTTTAGACTTAACCCAGGAACTCCTCCTTCTGCATTAGGCAGAACTAAAAATAAAATAAAATAAAAACAAAAACTCAAAAACATGGTAGCACCTAAAAATTACAAAGAATTAACTGACAAAATGTTACAATTATTTACAGACATTTCAGAAGAAAAAATCTCCATTGAAAAAGCAAATGCAATGGTTAAAACATCTAATGGTATTGTAAACATTCAAAGAACTAAAATATTATCTACTAGAGTAACTGGTGATAAAGAAATTAAATTTTTTAAAGACTAATATTATGAAGACAAAATATTCAAGCACAAGATTTCTTTTAGAATACATTAGTATATTGTTACTTACTTACTTATTAACATCAGGTATTTTTGCTTTTATAGGTAATATATCATACAGGGAAATATTATGTTCTCCTGGACAAATGTATGCACTTATGTTATTTTACTGGTGGATACCAATATTCAGAATGTCTGATATGCAAGACCACAATAACAGTTGTCCTGAAAGATATTAAACACTTTTTTTTGAGTTAAGGGGGGAGATTACATCAAACCCTTTAACTTATCATTAACAATTTAAAAACAAAACAAATGAAAAAGATACAAATTATTATAGCAGTTATAGTTGTAATTGTAGTTGGATATTTAATATTCAACAATCAAAGCAAACATAAATGTAATTGGGAAGAATGTCCTGCTAATACAGAATATGAAGCATTTACTGATGCTTGGTGTATTAAAGAAATACATATAGGTGATCCTAAAAAAACATATGAAGAATGTGAATATATTCTTAATGTAGATTGTAAAGACACAATAATTAATTAACAAATTAAAATTTAAAACAATGGATTTTAAAACATTAAGAAGAACTGATAGAGAAGATGGTGTTCAATATCATTATAAAGCTGAAAATGGATATGGTGCATCTATAGTTAGAACTACATACTCATATGGATCAAAAGATGGTTTATGGGAATTAGCTATATTAGATAGTAATGGACAAATAACTTATGATACACCTATTAAAGCTGATGTAATGGGTTATTTAACTGAAGAACAAGTAAATGAAACATTAGAAAAAAT